CCTTGGTCAGGCAGTTTGACTGCTTGCCGCTCAGGGACGGTAGGAACGTCCGGTGTCTTTGGTGTGCACATAAACGCTGGATAAGCCAGCGCTACATTGCTTTGAATCGCCTAGACTTCGCTGTTGCGGTCGTAGCGCTTCATTGGTGGAGGTGGCATGTAGATAGGTGTCTCAGAACGCCATGCCCGTTCGACAGCGACATAGTTGCGGCGCACCCAGTCACGATCCAGATTACAGTTCCGGCAATATTGCTCAAAGGGTATCAAGTTCGGAGTAGCGGTCGGTTGCATGTTTGTATCCATAATTATCAGGATTGAGGTATCCCGGTTGCTGGCGTGGCATGACAGGCTGCGCAAATGTACAGGCCAGTGCGTCACCATCATCAGGCGATGCCAGGCCGCGCTTCTTCATGTCTTTCTTGCGTTCAAGCTGGACGCGCGTTTCATCAGCAGCAAAAGAATAGAGAGGGCCGGTCAGATCATCCTTTAACTGTTGTTCATCAGGGATTGCCCCGTTCGATAGCCATGACCGCATGTTGGTCCATATCTCAGCGCGCTTGTTTGCCGTCTTTACACGGACACCGGGCGATAGTTCAGCATCACGACCTTCACCGCCGAACCAGACTTCCTGCACGTTCTCAACGCCGAGTTGCCGCAAGCGGTCAATGATAGCAGCGCCGATGTTACCGGCATCGACAAAGATTGCGTCAGGCTTCCACTTCATCGCTTCCAGAGCAATATCACCCGCAAGCTGCATACTGTCCTGCTTTTCCCATCGCTTCCATGGGCGCGTCTTCGCATCACGACCGCAGCGGATTGCTAGTGTGGAGTGGTCATCGCCAAACCGCGCGCAGTCAACGCCGAATATCACAGGGTCAGAGCCTATCGATTGAGGTTCGCGCGCAATGGCAGCGTCGACAATATCCGAACCGATGAATTGCATGGAGGATGCAGACGGGAACATGCCGCGCACACGGACCTTGGCAATGTCGCTGTCTTCGCCGTAGGTATCGCATATCTCTTGTAGATAGGCTTTGTTGGTGCCCTCGACCGTGCGGCTGTCAATCTGGCGTGTGTGCCATAGATGGCGCATCTTACCGAAGCATTCACGGAATGCGCCGCTGTTCTGTGTGGGGTTTCCAAATGCAATCCAGATAATTTCGGTATCTTCATCGGTCAGCGCGCCGAGAATAACTTCCCACACCTTGTCAGCGATACCAGAGGCTTCGTCCAGAATGACAATCAGACGCTTGCCCATGTTGTGGAGACCGGCAAAAGCCTCGGTGTTGTTCTCGGACCACGTTACCAAGTCAGCGCGCCAACCCTTATCGTGGCCTGCCATTGTTGATATGAGAGCAGTAGACGTCGACTTGAACCAGTCGCGGGTAATAGCAAGCCGTGCCCACTTCGCAATTTCAGGGCTTGTCTTTGTGAGCAACTGGCTTTCAGTGTTTGCTGTGATAACCACGCGGGTGTCTTCGCAGGTATCAAGCCCCCACTTTACCAGCATCGCAATCAACGCGGACTTGCCGATACCGTGCCCTGAAGCCACGGCGATACGCAATGGCGTGAAGCGGGTGGCCGGATTGCTTAAATGGTCGCCGATAATGTCGAAGGTTTCGCCCTGCCATGCGCGAGGGCCTTTAGCGTCGACAAGTTCACCCTCTCCCCATGGGAAAGCAAAGATAGCATAACCATGCGGATCATGCGTGTAACCTGCAATCTCTTCTGCAAGTTCGATTTTAAGTTCAAGCGCGCTTGGCATTTATCGCCCTATTGCGCGCCGCATTGAGTACGGCTGCAAGATCATCGGTCACATCAACCTCGACCTTATCCTTGAAAGCCTGCACTCCCACATGCCGTCCAATAAGTTCCAGCCGCTTTATCCGGTCACTCACTTTAATCTTATCCACGAATGAAACTTCTTCATCGCTATTGCTTGAGCGTTCACGGACAGTCTCAACACCAGCAACAAGCCCCTGCCTCCATATAAGCGGCCAGTCATGAATAGACTTCAGTTTTCCGCTCTCATCGTATAGTTCAGCCATATCCGCTTCAGCCTCAATAGCTAGGCGAGTAAGCACCCAGTCAGCGTTTATCTGTGTGCGTTCAGTGCGCTGTTCCATACCCAAAGCAACAGCAGCGGCAATCCTAACATTTCCCAACAATCGCGGCCCCTGCACATCTGCATCTTTGGCGCTATAACCCGCACGTATAGCCGCCTGCGTGGCGTTCAGGTCAATGAGGTATTCAGTAACGAACGCCTGTTGTTTTGGCGTCAAGTCACCCACGTTCCTTCTCCACTTCCCATCCTACAAATACCAGATCAGCCAGGGCATCGCTCAGGGATACTCCCCTATGGTTTGCCCATGACATAATTTCAGCGGCCATGTTTGGTTTTCTCTCTGCTATCGTGTGAGGCGCGGGGCGCAATGTCTCCGGTGGGCGATTGCGCCAGTGTGGGGCAGTGTTGAGCGGACGTGATGTGCATTTTCCTGTTGCCACTATACACACTTGACGCGTTCTTTGAAAGCGCTCAACTTCAATCAAGCCCTTTTCTTCCAGCCGCTTGACTATTGTTGGGCTGGCAGAGGTGGACGAGCAGCCGATCATTGCATTCAGTTCATCATGCTTAGGGCACGGTTCCATGCGTTCAGCAGCGCCGACCAGCGCTTCATAAACTATTTGCTCACTTTGGCTTAGTTCCATGATACCCCCAAATTAACCTAGATAAATTTATGCATCGTTTGGATCACCTAATGGCAACTGACCAAAAACAGTTGGAGCAATTGATGCTTCCCTGCGAAACATCGCAATTTTCGTTTCCGAGTAAAGGCTGTCGCTTATGTTTTTCGATAGTTTATGAAGCATTGTCGCTTTTTCAATTTCCAGCGAGCCGTCTATCACAGAAAGAGCGGCATTCGCAAGCAGCGACCGGAGTTGCCCAGTGGACTTTAGTTCTGTTGTTTTTGGGGTATCTGACATGATTTATTACTCCTTGTAGTTTGTGTTCAAAATGTTGGACGAGAGCTATATCTGCTATCATAATAACGTAGGGCGTTAGATATTCAGCACACTCTGAACAGACAGAATATGGGAACCACTCTGGCATCGGCGCATAATTAATGCGTCCTGTTTTATGAATTTGGCGACGCAAGAAGTCCCAATGTTCTTCATGCTCAAACGAGCTGTTGTGCGCATTACACCATTGGCAAATATTTGCCCTAGATGTTCCACTGAACCTACCCCAAACACCTCTCCCAGCAGGGTGCTTGCTCACTATAGGTACATGAAATTGAGGATTATTGCCTGTCATTGTGCTTCCCCATATATACCCCCTGTTAGATTACTGATTTAGCGTGATTTTGGTGCCATTATAAACTCAGCCATTTCCAAATGAGCCTGCTTCTTTAAAAATTCCTCTTTGCGGTTCTCAATTACATCGTCCACATAACGGCCCTCCCAAATTGTGTAAGTTTTCTTGCCGCGCATATTTATGCCGCCGCACTTTCGCCAATGCCTACAGTTCATCGTGGTCGCTCCGTTGTCTGTGTCCGTCTCCGCAACTCAGCCCCCTTGGCAGCCAGTGCCTCCGCTGGTGTGCATCCCCATAGCTGCGTTAGACGCCATACTATGTGGGGGTCTTGCAGGGCTGTGTCTGAAAGAGATGATAGGTTGCGGCTGTCAGTCATAATCCATACCCCTGTGAACGGATTGTTTTGCATATTCGAGAGCGCCTAAGGCCTTCCACGCATCGTCAAACTTTGCAACTCGCATAAATTGCCCGTCAGCTCGAATATTAGCCACCACCACAATTTCCGAAATGTCGCCAGCTGCAAGTTTGTCAGCCAGATCGTGCAATTCCTGCGCAATCTCTAAATCTTCTGTCGTCGGCTCGTATTGAAATTTTACAACCATAGCCCCGCATCCTTCCAGCACCACAAAGCCCAAGCGCGCAAAGTGTCAGTCGGCCATTTATGCCCCTGCCATGTTGTTTTCATCTGCTCTCTCGTCATGCGTCCATCCTTGTAGCGTATTAAATCACAGAGTAGGTCTGTTGCGGTCTTTGGCTTGTCGAATAGGTCCATCAGGTGCCGTATTTCTTGGCGAGGAAGGCTTGGCGCTCATCGACCGGATTAGATCGAAAGCCGCCAAATTGGCCTTCAATGATTTTGGCAAGGCTTTTTTCCTGCAGCACAAAATCAGGTCCAGCCTTCCAACCCCTGTCGTTGTCACCCCTGCAGAACGGCGATTGGCCCACTGCAGCGATTGCTTGGCGCAAAGCAGGCTCCCCAAAGTCTGCCAGCCGTTGCCGTAGTGCCGACTTGCGTTGCCGTGTCATGGCTTGGCAGGTTGGCAATCCAGCAATCTTGGCCATTTCGTTCCAAACTCCAGCAAAATCGAATTGGGGGGTAAGGGGGGTTATTTTCTTTGCGGGGGGGGTTTGATATATTTCTTTGGGGGGGGCGCTTTCTTTTGTCACGTGACATAACGTGACGTCACGTGACACTTTCTTTGCCCTTCTGCGTTCCTGTCTTTCCTTATCGTTCTTGCGACGTGCTTCTATGGCCATGTCCGCATTCTCAACGCGGGCAACCAGCTTTGCTACATCAACGATAATATCAGTTGGAACGCCAAAGGCAACAAGACGATTTAACAAGTCACTCATGACCCGCGCACCGCCTGAAACTGCCCAAAGAATTGACCCTCTGCCTTGCCTGTTTCTCCATTTCTCCTCTTCGCCACGATAAACTCAATTTGATTACGCGCTCTGTCGTAGTTCGCCTGCCAGCCTGCATGAGCGGGGTCTGCCTTGTCCGGCTCGTCCTGCTTCATGTAATAGGCTTGGCGAACAAGAAATACGACGCCATCAGCATCCTGCTCAATCTGTCCACTGTCGCGCAGATCGGCAAGCTGTGGAACCTTGTCAGGCCGCTTCTCAACTTCGCGGCTCAACTGTGCCAGCGCCATGACGGTGACACCGTGCGTCTTTGCAATAGCCTTTAGCGCCATGCTTATCTCGCTCACCTTCTCATACATCCCCCGCGTCTGGTAATCAGGGGAGAGCAACTGCAGGTAATCGACAATCACAAGGTCCAGAGACTGCCCTGCAGCCTCCATGCGGCGCTTAGTACGCATTACCAGCATGGAAAGACGCGACGTGGTTAGCTTTCCAGCATCAATGACGCGCAATGGCATATCAGCCAGCATATTGCGGGCCTTCCACACTTCGCGCTTTTGATTGTCAGTTAGGTCGCCATCGCGGATGTTGCTGTATAGAACGCCCCTATGGCCATCAAAGGACAAGTCCGAGAGCATCCGCGCCGACAATTCAGTGCCGGACATTTCAAGGCTCACATACATCGTGCCAAAGCCGGACTGCGCAGCGCCAAGGGCGTAAGACAACGCAACGGCTGTCTTGCCCATGCCGGGGCGACCCGCAAGGATAATCAATTCCTTTGGCCGCAACTTGCCCACAATGTTGTCCAGATCGGGAATAGTGCTGCAGGTAACGCCGTTCTTTGGGCTACCAAATGTGTTTATCAATTCGTCTGCGCACTGGACGGCGGATAGCTGCTCAACGCCGTCTGTAGCCGTGCTGTCTGTCAATGCCGCATCTGCAGTAGCCATGACGTCGCCAAGTTCTGCAGCGGGGTCGCAAACCATATTGCAGGCCGCGTCCAATCCAGCCAGTATCTTGCGACGCCGTGAAAGTTCCGCAATAACGTCAAGCGCGCCGTCAAATGTGATATGCGCGCCAGTCGTGGCAGCAAGGTTCATAAGATATGCCCCGCCGCCCTTCTCTGCCAGCCCTTCAATTGCCTCAAAGTAAGGCTTGATGGTGACGGGCGTAACCTGCTTGCCGGCAGCGCCTTCCTTGACTATAATCTCGAACAAAGCCGCGTGTGTAGGGTCTGCGAAGTCTGCAGGCGTCAAGCGGTCTGCAGCGCGGTCTATGGCGCTGTTAGCCTGAAAGAGCGTTCCTATCAGGTCCGCTTCTGCTGCAGCATTGTAAAGGCTTTCGGGTATATTCATTTTGCAAACAACCTAGCCCATTCGTCATGGGCCTGCAGCACTGCCTTGCCAAAATCAGGCAATTCCGAAACAATAGGATTGGCAGCGTGATACTGCGACAAAGCACAAAATATGTGCCACGCCGTTTCTGTTTGTTTGTTTTGTGTGTTGCCCTTGCGGCATTGAAAGTCTATAACTTCATTCATCGGTTGGCCCTCAAAGGTTAGCCACGTAAGCAGATATTTGAGGCGTTAACTCAATATCTGGCCGATACATTGCAAAAAATTATGCGTTGCGCAAGCCCTGCCTGAAAATATGTAGGGGACAGGCATGTGGACAAGTCAAAGCCGCACCACAACCTTCCCACCCTTCGACACGTCACCGCGCCGCAAGGTATATTCAAAACGGTAGTCATCAACCTTTAGAACCTCTGCCAGCGCATCGATTCCTTGCTTTGTCATGGCCAGGAGGTTGTCTAAATCCCTGCGCCTGTTATCCGGCGCGCAGAATGTAATATCCAGCATGATAGGCCCGGATACCGTTACCCCTCTGGCATCGCGTAAAGCACACACAAGGGCGTCAGAGCGATACTGGCGGGCAGAACGTGCCTTGCCGCTGTAATCAGCCTGAGAACCGTTGCGGGATAGCTTTGACGGGGGCCAAGGTAGCTCGATGGTTGTCACGAATCTATCGGTTGGCATTTACGTCCCCTCTTTCCTAAAGCCTGCGCTTGCAGTGCCATGTAAATGGTGTCAGACATTGGATAACGCCTGCGGATGTTGGCTTCTGTGTCGCCAGC